CGTGTCCGCCGATGCGCCGGAGACAATGCCCCTGCTGGGCGGAGCGCTGACCCGGTTTCAGGCAGCATATCCGGTGTGGGCACGTCTGGCCGCCGGATTCATGATCCTCTTCACGGGAATGTGCACGGGGCGGATCGCCATCCGCTACAACCTCTATGGCGTCAGCACATGCCTGCCGATTCCGCTCTACGCCGTCGTCGCCTGCGGAATCTTCTCCGGCGGGAACTACCTGACGGCATTCGCCGCTTCGATGCTGCTGGCGCTCGCCGCCAAGAACTACTGCCGTTCGTACTGCAACGGCTACGGATTCGACGCCATTTTCCGCGCGTCCCTGTATCTGGGATTGCTGCCGCTGGTCTATGCTCCCGCGACGCCGCCGGTGCTGATCCTTCCGCTGGCGATACTGCTTTTCAAGCGTACCTTCCGCGAAGCGGTAGTCGCCGCCGCAGGGCTGATACTGCCCCTCCTGACCGCCTGCTATGTCAGCTGGGGCATGGGTGACGAATTTACGGCTCCGGTCATGACGCTGGCCGATGCGCTCGTATCGGGCGTTCCGCTGTGGATCTTTAAGGGCCTTCCGCTCCCGTCGCTCGTCATGTTGTGCGTCATCGCGGCGCTTGCCCTGACGGCGCTCCTTTTCTTTCTCTCGGACATTTATGCCGCCGGAACCAAACCCCGCTTCATCCTTATTTTCAATACAGGTATACTGGCGATGACTCTCGCCCTGCTCTGCACCCCGTCGGTCACCCCCGAAGCATTCACCCTGACGGCGGTTCCCGCCGCCCTGCTTTTCCCGGTGTTTTTCGTGCGGATAGACCGCAGAATCGCACTGCCCGTTTACCTGATTCTGCTGGCCGCGTCGGTCTACATTGCAACATTACAATAATCTATTTAGTCACAAAGGTAATACAAACAGTCCTATTTGCCTTAATGCGCCTTTTTAGCGTATTAATTCTTTTATAAAACAAATATTAAATTGTATATTTGGAGTTGAACAAAAGTGACGCAACTTATTGTTCATAGAAACTTAAAATACGATTTAGTATGAAGAATTCATTGAATTCGTCGGCTCAGCAGCCGATGATCGTGAAGTATGTCGAAGCACTTCACAACGGAATCCAGTCTCAGGCGCTTTCGCGCTATGCAATCGGTTACATTCTTCGTGGTACGAAGTACATCTACGAAGGCGATAAGCGCCAGACGCTCACACGCGGAGACGTATTCTACCTCGGCATCGGGCATCACTATATCGAGAACTTCCCGGAAAACGGCCAGCCCTTCGAACAAGTGCTCTTTTATTATACGCCGGCGGACCTCCAGCGTATCCTGATGCATCTGAACATCACCTACGGCCTGAACATTTCGAACGAACATTCGTGTGAAAACTGCCGCAACCGCACGCACGTCGCCATGCCCGCATGGAATTCGATCCGCAACTTTTTCGTCAATACCAACAACGACCTGCGCGACGAAGATTTCCACCGCGACGAGACGGCCGAGAACATCAAGATGACCGAATTGATCTATCTGATTATGGGCAGACAAACGAAAAGTACAAAGAGGATAGCAGGAAAAGCAACACAGCAGACAGAAAACCAATAACTTACAGTAGAGCGTCAAATTTTGGCTCGAAAAACGAAATGTGATTTATTGGGATTATGCTGTGATTTGACGGCCTCGGACGGCCCCGGCACTTGGATTTAGATTTGATTTTACAGGCGTGTATTGGGATTGCACGCCTTTTTTGTGCCCGTTTCCTAACGAGAAGCACCTGACGGCACGAAATCGGCGAAAAAAGGGCAAAGTAGCCCGGTGTTTAATCGCTCCTTAAACAGCCTTTGAAAACCGAGCGATATTTCGACCTTTCCCCGAAAATTGTACATTTCGTTTTGTCGAAAAAACAGGCATTTTCGGGGTTGGACGGACAGTTGGGCGGACAGTTGGATGGACAAATTAAACCGATTCAACCCCCTATAATGCCATTTTTCACGTAAAAAACGGGCATTTTTCAGCGATTCGTCCCCCTATAATACCAAAAAAACACCGGTAAATCACGGTGTTTTTTGCTGTTTATAAGTCTTGTTTTCAGTTCTTTATACCGATATTCCGGTTAAAATGGCACAAAAAAAATATTTTTCACCCCATTGTGTTGAATCTGACGCTGGCTTTTACCAACGCAACCGCACGAATTGAATCCCTCGGAATTTCTTGCGGGGCATGGTGGGGATTATGGCTTACCAGCCGCACGAATCCTTCAACTTCTGACTTCTGTACGTATTTGATAGTGATGTAGTCTTCGCCGTCAAGCGTGAAAGATAAAAGATACATTTCGCCCCACAGCAAACAACCGCTTGCGTTGTTGATCTCCTTGTATAGGACAATATCGCCGCTTTTGAGAAGCGGGTACATTGAATCACCCCGAACATATATAGCCCCATCACAGGGCGGCAAATCGGGTATTTGTAAATAGTTGATGGGAGTAGAACGTGTTGTATCACTAAAGAGCGCCACCAGCCCAGCCGTAGCGTCAAGTTCGTAAAGAGGCACGCTCTGTAAATCTAATTTCCGATCTGTACGTAAAGGAAACTGCTCGGCAACATTCACCCCAGATAATTGCGTATCCTCAGTAATGAGCATATTACCACGCCCCGTCAGTAACCAAGTCAAATTTACATCAGGGGCATAGGCAAGAAATCTCATCATATTATCTTCGCTCAATCCGTTGTTTTGAGATAAAACTCCACGGGTTATGCCAGAATCCTTATAAAATTTGTAATCGCTGATTCCTTTATAATCAATATACTGCAAAATATTTCGCTTAATAAGCGATTTTTCTCGTTGTTTTTCTTGCATAGTCGAGTTATCTCGTTTATATTTGCATCGTGTTTCAGATATGAAACATGCGAACAAATATACAAAAAAACCTGACAATGGCGAAAATACTTGTAGAAAACGGCGAGCGGGCGTACCTCGGAAAACTGTTTGGCGTGAGCCAGCCGACGATACGCCGGGCGTTGGACGGTAAGACCAATACCGACCTCGCAAAGAAAATCCGCAAAGTGGCCATCGACCGCGGCGGAGTGGTTCAACCGACACGAATTTATAAGCGATAGTACCATGAACAACACACGCAGAAAGAGCCTCCGGGAGCTTATCGAGACGACGGAGGGCATCAAGTCGAAGATCGAAGAGCTCCGCACCGAAGAGGAGGAGTACTACAACAACATGCCCGAATCCTTCCAAGACGGCGAAAAAGGCGACCGCGCCCAGACGGTGATCGAGTACCTCGACGAAGCGATGACGGCCGCGGGCGACGTAATCGAGAACCTGACCTCGGCGGCAGAATAACCGAACCCCTATGAAACGCTTTCTGAAATATTGGGCCATCCGGCTGCTGGGCCGCGAGTTCATTGTCCTGCCCGTAAGGTGCAAGCTGGCCGGGCTGTGGTGGTGTCTGTCGCTGATGGTTATCTGCGGTTATGCAGAATTTCAACAGCTATGGCCGCTGCTCCTTATCACGGCAAACTTCGCGGGCAGCTGCTTCGCGGTAATGGCCGTATTCAAGACAATCAAATAACCAACGATGAAAACTTACTGTACACATAAAATGCTCTGCCGATTATCGTCGGTTCTGCTCGTATATAACAAACCCTTTTCATTCGATGGATACGCAATCGAATTTACCGCGTCCGAAGAGTTCTTGCAGAAGATGTACGACACAGACCCGATGTTGGAAGAGATCGACTTTGAAGTTCATTAATACTCAACAGCTAAAACAGACAACAATATGCGATCGAAAACATTTCAGACCGTAATCCCGCATCGAATGAACGAGCGTCTGGTGATGGTTGCAATCAACACCAGCGGAACATTTACGGAAGAAGAACGGATGCAGTTGCGCCACATCGCATGGAAGCGCATCGGCGGCAGGAATATCTCAACGCACAGTGTTTACCATTATTCGGAAGCGTGTCGGCGAGGCGAAACCTTCGCAATCTTCGAGAACCACGTAGTCGAAATAGCCACTCTTCGCGAGCGCATCAAGTTCCGCCTGCGCAAATTCTTTGCAGCAGCCATGGCTTATGTAGGCATTAACACCGTGCTCGTCGTAGTCGTGAATGATACGAACCCCCTTATGGTGGACGGGGCAACGTTTCCTGTGCAGGCTCTTGACTAATTCGCAGATGTCTCTGTAGGCCGCTTCGTAGCGGTGCTGCGGATTGAACAGAAACTCAGTATCCATAATCGCAAAAGTTTGTAGTTGGACAGCACAAATATAGCGATTTCAGCGGGAAACCGCGACTCCCGTGTAGCTCAATGGTGGAGCGGCACATTACAAGGCGATGACGGTTGCCGGTTCGAATCCGGTCACGGGAGCAACAACAAAAGGTTAAACAATGGAAGTTTACAACAATAGGCTATGCGCAACGTATGACGATCTTGCCGGAATCATCAGCTATGATGCCGTGCAAAAGTCGGTACAGCGTGGTAAAATCGAACAAGTCTGTCGTGCCTGCAATGGCACGGAGGCTCTGTTTGCCGTTGATAGCCTTCCTGTGAAATACAAAAACGAGGTTTACCGCCGCTACCCCGATCTGCAAGCGCAGGCCGCGAGCAAGGAGTTTATCGACGAGATCGTTCCGGATGGTGTTGCGATGAACTTCTACGCGGAGTATTCAATCGACGGCACGCGCGGCTTGGACTTTACCAAGCAGCAGGAGTACGCCAACAACGCCGCGATACTCGAAGCGTTCCGGGTACGGATCGACCGGGCCAACTCGCAGCGCATGCGCGTCAGCAAACCGCGCGTCAAGAAGTCCGAATTTTGGGCGAAGGCGGCAAAGGCGCTGCCCCGTATCGCTGACAAGTTCCCGCACTCGCTGCCCGAAAATCCGCGCCGTTTGCAGGAGAAATTTAACGAGTTCTTCCGGGGTGGTAAAGCGAACTACGAGGTGCTGATCTCCGGCAAGTTCCAAAATGCGAATGCCGCGAAAGTCGAGAGCGACGATCAGAAGGCCATGCTTATAAAACTGCTCTCCGACCCTCGTAACCTGAACGACGAGCAAATCGTGATGATCTACAACGCCGTTGCCGAGCGACTCGATTGGAAAACGATAACGGTGCGCCCGGTGCAGGTCATGCGTGAAAAGTGCGGGCTGGAAACGGCCGCAGGACGCTTGGGCGCTGCGGAGTTCTACAACAACCGCGCGATGCAGGTGAAACGCCGCCGTCCGGCGTTGCCGCTCTACATGTGGAGCCTCGACGGCTGGGACGTAGAGCTGTATTTCCAGCGGACTACCACCGACAAGAAAGGCTACACCGTTACGACCTACTCGAACCGCCTTACCGTGGTGGTCGTCCTCGACCCCTGTACGAACTACCCGATAGGCTACGCCATCGGCGAGCAGGAGAACTCGGCGCTGATAAAAGAGGCGGTCCGCAATGCCGTGAACCATACAGCCGATCTGTTCGGCCAGCGCTACCGGGCCAACCAAATACAGAGCGACCACTACGCGATGAAAGCCATGTTCCCGATCTATGCGGTCGCTGGCGACAAGGTGACGCCCGCCCGCGTGAAGAACGCCAAGTCGAAACCCGTCGAGCGGTACTTTCGTTCGTTGAACGAGGGCTACTGCCAACTGTGCCGCAACTGGTCGGGCTTCGGTATCACCTCGGACAAGAAAAAACAGCCGAACGCCGACGCGCTGAACGCCTACCGCAAGGAGTTCCCCGACGAGGCGGGCTGCCGGATGCAGATCGAAAATATCATCGAGGCGGAACGTGCCGCCAAGCGTGCCGACTATCTGAAACTGTGGGCCGAGGTTCCCGAAAACCGCCGTCTGCCGCTCTCGACGGAGCAATACCTGCTCAACTTCGGCGACGAAACGGGCAACAAGAACGCCCTCGAAGGTTCGGGACTGAATGTGAAACTGCTCGGCGCCCGCAGGTCTTACGACTGCTTCGACCTGCGCTTCCGGCAGTACGCACACATTCGCTGGAACGTGAAGTACGACCCGGACAATCTCGACCAAGTGCTGGCCGTGAGCGACGACGGTGCGCTGCGGTTCATGCTCGAAAGCAAATACGTGCAGCCGATGGCGCTGGTGGAGCGGACCGAAGGCGACGCCGCGGAGCTCGCGCGGGTGAAGCAATACAACACGCAACTCGAAGGGCATGTGAAGGGCCAGCTCGCCATTGCGGGCGAAAGAGTCGAGCAACTGTTCGCCCACAACCCGCAACTCGACAATACCCTTGCCCGTGCGGTACTCTGCGACTCACGAGGCCAGCATAAGGACCAGCGCAACGCCCGGCGGCTCTCGGCTGTGAATGTGAAGGAGATCGAGGTTAAGGCCGTCGAGGAGATCGCACCGAAACCCGCAAAGAAAGAATCAATATTTAATCTCTACTGATATGAAAGACACCGAAAAACAAGCCATCGCGGACCTGCTGAAAGCGTACTGCGATTTGAAGGGCAGCCAAAACAAGGCCGCCGCATCGCTCAACGCCGTAAGCGCCGCTACAATCTCGCAAATCTTTAACGGGAACTGGGAGTTAATCACCGAGGAGATGTGGCGTAATATCGCGGCGCAGATCGGTTACGACCCGCGCAAATGGGTTGTCATACAGACCCAAGGCTATACCCGTATGTATGACTTGCTCCAAGATGCGCAGGAGAACGCGCTGGTGATGGCCGTGACGGGCGATGCCGGGTGCGGCAAGTCGCAGGCGATACAGACATACGCCCGCCAGCACCGCGACGTGTTCGTGCTGTCCTGCTCGGAGTATTGGAACCGCAAACAGTTCTTCACCGAGTTGTTGCAGGTGATGGGCGTCGAAGCTACGGGCAGCACGGTTGCCGAAATGGTTTCCGAAGCCGTCTACAACCTCAAGCGCAAGGCTACGCCGATTATCGTCATGGACGAGGCCGACAAGTTGAGCGATCAGGTGCTCTATTTCTTCATCAGCCTGTACAACAAACTTGAAGATCAGTGCGGCATCGTCATTTGCGCGACCGACTACCTCAAGAAGCGCATTACGCGCGGCGTGAAGGCAAATCGGAAAGGCTACAAGGAAATCTACTCGCGTGTAGGACGGAAGTTCGTCCCGATGCCCGTCGTGAACAACGAGGATATTGCCGCCGTGTGCATCGCCAACGGCGTCACGGACCGGGCGACCATCGAGGAGATCATCGACGATTGCGAGTGCGATCTGCGACGCGTGAAACGGCGTGTTCACGCCGCGAAAAAAGAGGCTTTAAACGGCAATTAAACACTCTTTAAATGGCAAAGGCGATCAGCAACAAGAACGTCGCGGATGCGAAATTCAACCCGGCCCCGTTCGAGGGCGCGTTCAAGGCGGCCCTCGGCTGTCCCGAATTAAAGGGGTCGTGGTTGATTTTCGGCAATTCCGGTGTAGGTAAAACGACGTTTGCCCTGCAACTCGCCAAGTACCTCACGAACTTCGTCGATAAGGTGGCCTTCGACTCCCTCGAACAAGGGTTGTCGCTCTCGCTGCAAAAGGCATGGAACCGGGTCGGCATGGAGGCCGTCGGCGCAAAGGTGATCCTGCTCGACAAGGAAGGCATCCCGGAACTGCGGGAACGGCTGGCGAAGCGTAAGAGTCCGAACGTGGTGATCATCGACTCGGTGATGTGTCTGATCGGGCTGCGGATGTCGGACTATCAAAAGCTGGTGAACGACTACCCGAACAAGCTGTTCGTGTTTCTCGCGCACGAGGACGACAAGGGCAAACCGTCGCCCGCCATCGCCGAGAAAATCCGCAAGTTGTCCGATATCAAGATGCACGTCGAGGGGTACAAGGTGTTCACGACAACGCGGTTCGAGGACCGGGAAAAGGGCGAAGGCGGCGAGGACTTCGTGATATGGGAGGAAGGCGCAGCGGAATATTTGGCAAACATTGAATAACTGAATAATATGGCAACAAGTGTAATGGAAAAACAACAGAAGTGGCTGCTGCGGCAGTTCCACACCCTATGCAGCAGGCTGCGCCTGTCTGCCGAGGAGAAGTCCGCGATCATCGAAGGCTACGGCGTCGAGAGTTCTGCGGACATCAACAACGACGATCTGATGAACATCTGCCGCGCGCTCGAAAAGCGCCTCGACAGCAATGCGGTGAAACTCGACCGCCTGCGCAAGCAGGTGATCGCGGCCATCGGCGGG